GTGGAGAGGAAGCGATGATCTATCTGTCTGTGTTAGCTGTGGCGTACTTGGTCTTCATCTGGTTCATGTGTCGCACCTGTAGCTTTGCCAAGCGCAAGGATGAGGAGTGGGTAGAGGCTATGAAGGAGCTCGAAGACAACCCCGAACAGGTAGTCCAATGATGCGCCAGTTCCCCTTGTTGGAAGCCTTCCTGGATAACGAGAAGCATCATGCGGTCATCAGAAGCGCCCAGTGGGAACTGATGAAGACCGAGCAGAAGCGGATCTACAACTTGGTACGTCTTGCTTTCTTAGAAGGGCTAGGCATCACCGCTCTGAGCGAAGAGGAAAGAGAACAGGCCTGGGCTGAGTCGGATGCTTGCCAAGCCTTGAACGATGCCGAGGTTTGAACGGTAGCGATGACTAATCCTGGCCTAACTGTCGTTAGCTACGGGGGAGGGCTCAACTCAACCGCGATGATAGTGGGGCTCTACGAAAGGGATACGCCTCCAGACCTCATCCTCTTTGCAGATACGGGTGGAGAATACGAAGAGACTTACGCCTTCTTAGACGTATTCGATGACTGGCTTGCGGAGCGTAAGATGCCTCGGGTCACTCGGATTTCTAATGCTGATCGTGAGGAAGCTCCGCACTCATCTCTTGAGCAAGAGTGCCTTACGAATGGAACCTTGCCCTCGTTAGCTTTCGGTTTCAAAGGTTGCTCTGCGAAATGGAAGCGGCAACCGATGGACAGATATCTAGCGGCTTGGGCTCCCGCTAAGGAAGCCTGGGCCAACGGCGAAAAGGTGACGCGCCTCATAGGCATAGATTACGAAGAACAGCACAGGTCTGCTGAGCTCTGTTCGCAAGAACACAAGAGATGGATCTACCGCAGGCCGCTAATCGATTGGGTCTGGGGAAGAGATGAATGCCGCGAGGCTGTGGAGCGCGTAGGTCTCGAAGCTCCGAGGAAGAGTGCCTGTTGGTTCTGTCCCGCAACGAAGAAGCATGAAGTTCTAGCGTTAGCTGCGGAACGAACGGAACTCTTCGAGAGAGCCGTGGGCATGGAGCACAACGCACAAAGTAGGGGCGGGCTAAAGACAGTCAGAGGACTTGGCCGTTCTTGGTCTTGGGAAGCACTCGTTGAAGCTGATAAGGCGCAACTCAAGTTATTCCCCGAGGCAGTCGAGGAAGCCTGCGGCTGTTACGACGGTAGCGATGACTAGCTTGCGAATCTTTGCAGGCCAAGAGCGGGACTTTGAACCCGGCTACAACGGTCACACTTCAACGGGGCCTTCCGAAGATGAACTGTGGGATACCTTGGAGATGCTGAAGAGTCTTGGGGGGACCTACGAAGACTTCTCCATCCAGCAAGCATCAGACGGTAACTCCTGGGAAGTCGAAGTAGTGGCTTGGCTTCCCGATGCCAAGGTCGAAGAGTTCAAAGAGAAGGCGAGCGTGCCCTACGACTTGGGGGATGATGACGATGCCTAAAGCCTCTCCCCGTCAGCAGTCGCATGAGAAGAAGATGCGTAACCTTGGGAGGCAGCGGTACTGGAACGCTGCTAACAAGGCTCAAGCCGCAGGGCGCGAGACACATACGGCACCGGGTCGAAGGCTACTGCGTGAAGTCCTGGGCGCTTACGCCCAAGAACTACGGGACTTCCGCAAGGCAAACACGATGGGGCTTGGCAGACCTCATGGATCCAAGCGTGCCTTCGAGGCACTAAGGCCGGAAGTCGTAGCACTCATCGCGGCTCGCGTTCTCATCGACGGTAGCTTGAAGCCTTATCGTCGCTATACGGCGCTGGCTATGGAGATCGGGCGCTGGCTGGAAGATGAAGCGCGGTTAGTCGTACTCAAGAAAGAGAACCCCTTGGCTTTCAAGGCAGGGCACAAGTCCACCAAGCACGCCAAGCGTTCCAAGAAGCGCGACATTCTTCGGCGCTACGTCAAGAACATGAGTTCGGCTCCGACTTGGAAGGCTACGGAGAGGTTCGCTGCTGGAGCCGTGTGTATCGAGGTCTTCCGGCGCGTCACGGGCTTTGTGGATCTGAAGATGATCCGCGATACCAAGCCGCCCTTTCACAACCATCGCTGCATCATGTTCACGCCCGATGCTAAGGAGTGGTTTGAGAAGGTGCATGAGTCTCACGAACTCTTGACCCCGGTGTACCTGCCCACGTTTGACGAGCCTGATGATTGGCAAGGCATCTACGATGGCGGTTACAAGTCGCAGGAGCTCCGACGCCGCGCTCTTGTCAAGCCGCAGATGAAGGTGCATTACGACGAGCTTGAAAAGGCTGACTTGTCTGAAGTCATGGGGGCTGTGAACCATCTTCAGAAAACCAAGTGGCTCGTAAACAAGGACGTTCACGAAGTCATCAAGGCCTTCTGGGAATCGGGGGTTTCTGTGGCTTCTTTGGTAGAACGCGAAGACGAGCCTTTGCCTCCGAAGGACTTTGATGCTGAAGACTACGAGGACACTCGGCGTTGGAAGACGGCAGCCAGAGAAGTTTATTACCGCAACGCAGCGAAGAGATCGCAGCGGCTCCAGGTAGCGCGGACTCTGACGGTCTGCGAAACCCTGGGCGATCTCCCCTTCTTTTTTCCGTACCAAACGGATTTCAGAGGAAGATTTTATACGCTCCCGAAGTTCTTGGATCCGATGGGGACGGACCTCGCCCGAGGAGTTCTTCAGTTCGGGCGCGAAGCAGAGATCAAGACTGAAGAGGAACTAAACTGGTTGGCGATCCACGGGGCCAACTGCTTCGGTCTCGACAAGGTTCCTTTCGAGGAACGCATCGGCTGGGTACACAAGAACAGGGCTGAGATCACCCAGGTCTACCGGGATCCCATCGACTATCGGTGGTGGACTACATGGGATGAGCCCTGGCAAGGCCTCGCCTTCTGCCTGGAATGGGGGCGCATCATGGAGCATGGCTTACCGGCTCCAACCCGTCTGCCTGTGCAAATCGACGGCAGCAACAACGGGCTTCAGATATTCGCTCTCTTGCTACGAGACCCGTCAGCGGCAGCCGCAACAAATGTGCTGGGTACTCCTGGGATGGTGGAAGATATTTACGCGGCTGTCGCTGATCGGGTCACCAAAGAGTTGAAGGCGGCGACGGGCGAAGCGGGCGAGAAGGCGCAGATATGGCTTCAGTTCTTTGGTGGGAAGTTACCTAGAGGGCTGTTGAAAAAACCCACAATGACTTATGCGTACTCTGCCACCAGATACAGCTGCTCTGACTATGTATTCGAGTGGGCAAGCGAGTACGCAGATAAGGTGGGCTATCGTCCTTTTGGTGGCCGCTGGATTCCCGAGTGTACGGCGCTCGCAGGTTACATCTGGCGTGCTCTCAAAGAGGTTGTGACGTCAGCAACCGAGGCTATGGATTGGCTGCGCGAAGTAGCGAAGCTCTCCGTAGCCGAGGGCAAGGCTATTCGCTGGACCTCGCCTTCGGGGTTCCCGGTGATCCAGGAGATTCGTAACTGGAAGACTCGGGAAGTACGCACAGCGTTCGGGGACATCATGCGTTTTGCGAAGATCCGCTATACGGCGGACACGCTCTCCAAGACAAAGATGTTGAACAGCATCTCCCCGAACTACGTCCACAGCCTCGATTCGGCCATCTTACATAAGGCTGTGAACAGGTGTGGCTTGGAAGACTTGCTGGTGGTCCACGATTCCTTCGGCACTCACGCGCCTAACGCGGCCCATCTAGGCTGTGTTCTTCGAGAGGTCTACGCGGAGGTCTTCCAAGAGAACCAGTTGGAGATATTCCGCAAGCAAGCCCAATCGTATATCGACGCGCCTCTTCCTGAGCTCCCTGAGTTGGGAGACCTGGACCCTAGGTGTGTGCTCGATAGTCCTTATTTCTTCGCATAGAGAGGCTACTAGATATGTCAAAGCAAACCTTCACTACCCCCATTGGTCTTGTCCGTTGGTCTCACTTGGTCAAGCCTGACGTCTTCAAAGGCGTGACGCGCTTCAAGGTTGGCGTCATGTTCCCTGAATCAAACGCTCATTGGCAAAGCCACTTGAGCGACCTGCGCGACTTCGCCCGTGAGAACGGCATTGAGAACCTTCCGGTGAAGCCTGTCATGGAGAAGCAGGAAGACGAATCCCTGGTTGCCAAGGAAGGCTGGATGTGGATGGACTTCAAGACGCAATACAAGACGGTCATCGTTGGTCCCGACAAGATGCCGAAGGAACTCGAAGGCGAGCCCGGTTTCGAGTCGAAGGTCGCGGTCTCATACGTTGCCTCTCCTCACAACAACAACGGCGGGGGGATCTCCTGTTTCCTTCAGGCTGTCCAGATCATCGAACTCACTCCAGGCAGCGTGGGCGATCCCACGGCGGGCTTCGATGTCGTAGATGATGGGACGTTGGAGAAGGTTCCCTTCTAGAGATGAGCCCTACCCGGTTCATTGGGATTGACCCTGGTTATTCCGGGGGGATTGCGCTCATCACAAGTCGAGGAGCGGAGGCCGTGCGTATGCCGGATACCGAGCGAGATACTTGGGAGCAACTTGAGTATTGGGTATCCGGCAGCGCCTTCACGGTGGCTGCTATAGAGAAGGTTCACTCGATGCCCAAGCAGGGCGTAGCATCCAGCTTCAAGTTCGGGACTTCTTACGGGGGACTTCGCATGGCTTTGATTGCCTCGAAGGTGTCCTTCGTTTTGGTGACTCCGCAGAAGTGGCAGAAGGCCCTCGGTTGTCTGACGAAGGGGGACAAGAACGTGACCAAGGCGAGAGCCCAGGAGCTTTGGCCTCACATCAAAGTCACCCATGCGATTGCTGATGCTCTGCTAATCGCGGAGTACCTGCGTCAAACATGGCAACCGGGGGACTCTCTTTGAGATGGCTTGGATCCGCAACGGTGCCTGTTCTGAATGTGGATCCTCTGATGCACGGGCTGTCTACGAGGATGGCGGCTTTCATTGTTTCTCATGCGGAGCTCATAGTCATGGCAGTAATGGCTCTGTGCGCCCTAACCTTCGTTCGAAGCCTCCCGCGCAAATGATCCCTTGTGAATACAGAGCGTTACCCGAGAGAGGCCTCGACCGCGAGACCTGTGAGAAGTGGGGCTATGGCGTTGGCCGCGTTGATTCTCGGATATGCCATGTCGCCAACTATCCCGATGGTTCTCAGAAGCTCCGCTTCGAGGACAAGACTTTTCGCTGGCTAGGAAACAACGGGGGCAACCTCTACGGTCAATGGTTGTGGAAGCCAGGAGGCAAGTACGTCACGGTCTGCGAAGGGGAACTCGACGCCCTCACCGTGAGTATGTGCCAGGGCAACAAGTGGCCTGTGGTCAGCCTCCCCAACGGAGCCTCCGGGGCTGCGAGTGCCGTCCGAGAAGGCTTGGAATACTTGGAGTCCTTCGAGAACGTCCGTCTGTCGTTCGACATGGACGAGCCGGGACGCAAGGCAGCGGAGTCTGTGGCTCAACTCCTGACTCCAGGTAAGGCCAGCATCGTTCATCTTCCGCTCAAGGATGCTAATGAGATGCTGAAGGCTGAGCGGGTGGACGAGCTCATCCAAGCCCTCTGGGAATCCCAGCCTTATCGCCCCGATGGAATCCTTCAAGGCGAGGACATCTGGCAGACAGCCGAAGCTATGGGCTCCTCGCATGGAGTCCCCTATCCCTACCCAGGGCTCAATGAATTGACCTTGGGTATTCGGCTGGGCGAAGTCATCGTCATCACAGCGGGCACCGGGCAGGGCAAGAGCACCTTCTGTAAGGAGGTCGCCCATCACTTGATGAGCCTTGGCAAACGAGTGGGCTATGTGGCTCTGGAAGAGACACCCCGAAGATCGCTGTTAGGTCTTCTGAGTTGCGAGGTCTCCAGGCCTCTCCACTTGCAGGAGGAAGATCCGTTCGGAGACCCTGAGATCCGCAAAGCCTGGGAGCGTATGGAAGATCGGCTTATCCTCTATAACCACATAGGGGTCCAGGATGAACGCGGCCTCTTCGCCAAGATGGCGTTCATGGTCAAGGGATGCGGGGCTGAGTACATCATCTTTGACCATCTTGCGATGCTTCAGGCGGGCGCTGCTGCTGGAGATAACGAGCGTAAAGCTATCGACCGCACAATGCTTCGTCTGGTGAGCCTTGCTCAAGAGGCCAAGTGTGCCCTGCTAGTCGTAAGCCATCTGCGTAACCCCGAAGGCAAGGCTCATGAAGAAGGCGGGCGGGTGACTGCGAATCAACTGCGTGGCTCAGGGGGGATCAAGCAAATGGCCTTCGACGTCATAGGCTTAGAGAGGGACCAGCAGGGCGAGGATTCTGACGTCAGCACTATGCGCGTGCTCAAGTGTCGCAACGGCAAGGCTACGGGAGTCGCTTGCAGGCTCCGCTATGACCACGATACGGGGCGCTTACTTCAAGAGAACCTGGACTTCGAGTGTGTCGGTAGCAGTTTTTGACGTCGAGGCGAATGGCCTCTTAGAAGACGCCACTCGGGTTCATTGTCTCGTAGTAGACACGCGCACTTATCACGATGACCCGAACATCAAGCCGAGGCATGGGTCTCTAAGGGCAGGCTTGAATTACCTGCACAGCAAAGACTTGATCGTGGCTCACAACGGGTTGACCTACGACCTGCCGCTCTTGCACCGGCTCTACGACTGGAGGCCTCGGGCGTATTTCTTTGATACACAGGTGGAGGCGCGGCGTAGATTCCCCGATATAGCTGTTGATGACACAGGCAGAGAGGAATTCCCGAAGCACCTTACGGGGTGGCACAGCTTGAGAGCTTGGGGGCACCGGCTAGGCGTACACAAGGATGAACTGGAGACTGACTGGCACGCCTTCAATGAGGCCATGCTGCGTTACTGCCTCCAAGACGTCCTTGTGACGAAGCATCTCTATGATTTCCTTCTTGAGTCTCACTGAGAGCCAGATGCTTGAGCACTCCTTTGCATGGTGCCTCGCCAAGCAGCAGGCTAGGGGAGTCTGGGTAGACCAAGCTATGCTGCGAAGGCTCACAGGCGCGCTCATGTATGAGCGGGAGAAGCTGCGTAAGTCTTGGGAAGCCTATGCTCCATACACACGCAGGCATGAACACGCTACGGACAAGGCTGTGGCAGATTGGGAGGCTGCGAGTGGGCGGGGATGGTTTGAGGAATATGAGACCCCAAAGACTCACAAGTTCAGAGCAAGGTTTGTCTCGTTCAATCCCGGTAGCCGCTCCCATCTCATAAGGCTCCTGAAGGAACGATATGCCTGGAAGCCCAGGGCTAAGACAGAGACAGGGTTGCCCCGGCTGGATGAGGGGGTCCTCAAGGATCTTACGGAGTGGTCCGAAGCCAAGCTGGCGCTCGAACAGATGCTCATTCAGAAGCGTCTTGGGCAGGTAGCTGAGGGTCCTGAATCTTGGGTAAAGCATCTAGGCCCTGACGGGCGTATCCACGGGAGGGTCAATCACAACGGGACGGTGACGGGGCGCTGTGTCCACTCAGCCCCTAACACAGCAAACGTCCCGGCTGTTGATGCGCCTTGGGGCGCTGAATGTCGAGCGGTGTTCGCGGCCCCAGGAGGCTACCTGATGGTAGGCGCTGATGCTTCTTCGCTGGAGCTCCGCTGTCTCGCGCACTACATGGCTCAATGGGATAAGGGTGAGTACGCCAAGGTTGTCTTAGAGGGCGACATTCACGCGGTCAACCAAGAGATCATGGGCTTGCCTACGCGGCAACTGAGCAAGCTCGTCTTCTACGCTACTTGCTATGGAGCATCTGATAAGAAGCTCAGCGCAATCATTGGGGGGAACGGCGGCAAGGCGCGGGCTAAGTTGATGCGAGGCCTTCCGGCTTTCGGTGCCTTGGTATCTGCCGTCAGACGCAGCGCCGAGCGGGGCTACCTGTATGGCTTAGATGGCCGCAGGCTTCGAGTCCGGTCGCCGCACTCTGCCCTGAATACGCTGCTTCAGAGTGCAGGCGCTTTGGTGATGAAGAAGGCTACGGTGATGGTGCGAGAGGCGCTGCTAGAGCAAGGGCTTGTCGAAGGCGTCGATGATGCGCTTAGGCCGCTGGCCGAGGGTACTTACGACTTCGCGCAAGTGCTCCACGTTCACGATGAAATTCAATTTGAAGTCCGCGAAGGATCGGAGGAGAACATTGGTAGGGAAGCCGTCAAAGCCATACACAGAGCAGGACAAAGTTTCGGGTTTAGATGTCCCCTCGATGGGGAGTGGAAAGTGGGGCAATCCTGGGCTGAAACCCATTGATCTCGCCTATTTAGCAGGCTGGGTTGACGGGGAAGGCTGCATGAGGATACGCGGCACTTCACCTACGCTGACCGTATCGAACAGCTACCTTCCGATGCTGCTTGATCTTCGAGAGTTCTTCGGTGGGACCATCCGAAGCAGGAAGAGCAGCTTCTCCAACCGCAGGCATTATGAGTGGGGCGTCTGCGGGGATAAGACGCGGAAAGTCCTGCGCCTTCTCCTGCCATATCTGAGGGAGAAGAGAGCCCAAGCAGACATCTTACTTCAATGGCATCTGTACCCGCCGCATAGCGAAATGAGGACTGCGATGCAGGCGCACTTAGCCCTTCTCAAGCGGCTTTCATATACGAGGGAAGACACTTGAATACAAAGCTGCTCGTTGATGGGGATTACCTCGTCTATAAGGTCGGGCACATGGTTGAGATCAGCGTGGATTGGGACTCTACGGGGGTCTATGTCTACTACGGTGAGATTCAGCGAGCTCACATGGAAGTAGACCGGCTTATATCTACTTGGCTTGAAGTGTGCTCAGCCGAGGGGGCGACAATCTTCTTGAGCGACCTAAAGGCTAACTGGCGCTGTGACGTCTTGCCCTCATACAAGGCGAATCGGATGAAACCTCGCAGACGTCCGACGCTTTTCTATGGCCTGCGGGACTACCTGAAAGAAGTCTATGGAGCAGACTACGAAGAACGCTTGGAAGCTGATGATCTCATAGGCATACGGGCTACTGAGAAGTCGAAGTCCAAGTATGTGATCGTAGGAGAAGACAAGGATTTCAACAGCATCCCCAGCCAGCGTTGGAATCCTGAGAAAGAGGAGATGCACCACATAACCTTAGAAGAGGCTGACCGTAACCATTTGATCCAGGCCCTCATGGGAGATAGGACGGACAACTATCTGGGGTGCCCCGGTGTGGGGGCCAAGACAGCGGCAAAGATCCTAGACCTGGATTCTTCTTGGGCGGCAGTCGCCGCAATCTATGAGAAGAATGGGATTAGCGAGGCAGAAGCTCTTTCTCAAGCCCGGTGTGCGCGGATACTCCGTGCTGGCGAATATGACTTCCTGAAGCAGAAGGTCTCTTTGTGGACCCCGTAAAGCCCTGCCTTCTTTGCGGCCTCGATAGTTGCGATTGCTCTGAAGTTAGAAGTCCCTCGCACTACACACAGGGGACGGTGGAGACCATCGAAGTGATAGAAGGCTCTATGGATCATTCGGCATATCTGGGCTACCTTCAAGGGAATGCGCTCAAGTATCTGTGCCGTCTTAGGTTCAAGGGCAAGCCTGATACAGACGCTCGTAAGGCTCTTTGGTATCTAACAAGGTTGATTCAGGCCCTCGAAAACGGCGGCTTGTAATGAAATGCGCGACAATGAACAGCGTCAATACCCCCCGATTTCGGACGTCTTCATTGAGACCCTGCGTGAGCGATTTGCTCACTTATGGGCGAAGATTCCGAGGATGGGCACTTCGCCCGAACAACTATGGTTTGACTTTGGGAAGCGTTGGATGATCCAGCATCTTGAAGACGAGCATCGCAAACAGAAGAAACTTTAAGCCATGTCCTTCCC